CCGAAGCTGCGCCGGTCGCGGCAGAAAAGCCGGTGACCGTGGCGACAATGAAGCCGCCGTTGTATGTTTGTGCCATGTGTTCCAGCCCCTCACGGAGTTAGGAAAAGGCAGGGCCGAAGCCCCGCCGAGGTTTAGGCCGGAGCCAGCGTCACAGTGACGCAGCCAACGCCGGTTGCGCCAACAGCCCCGCTGATGACCATGCCGATGCGGTTGCCAGATGCAACGTCCACCACGCCAGAGGTCGTGGAGAGCGTCAGCGTGACTGGAGTGGCCGCCGTGGCCTGCAAGTTAGCCGTACCAGAGTGCAGCGCAGTGCCAGAGCCAAGCGCGGTGCCAGACGGCGCCTTGTAGACGGTCGCCGTGACCGCATTGGCGGCCGCAACGCTCGTCACATGCTGGATGCTCTTCACGATCATCCGGCGAGTCAGAACCGGGCCTTCGATCACGAGGACGGCAGCGGTGTTGACCACTGCATTCCACGGGAACGAAAACACGATGAACTCGCCATCGGTTAGGTCCGTGCCCTGCAAACCGAGCGAAAGGTCTGCGTTTTGCTTCAGTTGAACTGACATGATTTCTCCAAAGAAAAAGGCCCCAAAGGGCCCCGTCTAGTTGTTGTGCGTTAACCCTTTTCGGATGTTCGCAATGGTTGTTTTGCCTACGCCGTAGAGCTTTCCAAGTCCTCGCGTGCCGGGTGGCGTGCTTCGTATGTGTGCGATTGCCTCTGGCGTTAGCGGCTTGTTGCAGAAGCTGTCAGGGTTGCCCCTGGCCGCCCCGTTCTGCCGCTTTACACGTTTGATGACATCGACCGATACAGCAAACATTTCCGCCAGTTCGCGGTTTGTGTGATTGCCTGAGCAAATCGTCTCAACATCTTCTTGCCGCGTGATGCGCGACCTGAAGTGATTGATTCCGGTCTGTTTAAGCCGTTCACCAACAACCTTTCGGCCCTTGGCAAGCATGTCCGCAACGTTGTCGGCCTGCGTTCCAAGCCGCAAATGATGCGGGTTGACGCAAGCCGGGCTGTCGCAGGTATGCATCACAACCGTGCCGTGTGCGCTGTCGCTGTGAGGTATTTCGCCCCGGTACAGTAACCACGACGCCCTATGAGCAAGCATTGCCCGCTCTAGTTCCGTGTGGCGCACTCCGTTGATGACCACGCCGGCAATCCGACCGTAGCCGCGATGGTTCTTGGGGCCAACCCAGTTCCAGCAGCCTGAAACCGGGTCAACCTCAAAACGTTTTGAAAACCGCTCTTCGAATGAGCCAACTCTTGAAGCCCGCATATCCACCTCGTCACGTTACAACGAGGTGGAGTATAGCAGGTTCAATTAGTTAACATCGTACACGACGCCGTGAGCCTTGGGAGCGCGGCACTCCAGGCAGTACTCGACGATCAGCTCGCGCTTTTCAGCGTCACCAGTCGATGCGATTTCCTTCGTCATGAAGGGGCGCAGGTAGGCAATAGCCAACTTGTCCGACTGGAGGATGAACACGTCGCGAGTGGCTTGGAAGCGGTTGGGGACCGCTTGCAGGGTGCCGAAGTCAGAGACGTAGTAGTCAACCGATGCGTACAGCTTGGCGTCCTCGCTCTTGTCAAAGCGAGTGGCGTTGCCGGTGAAGCCCGAGAATGTCTGCTTCAGAGCCGGGGGGAGCATGATGGTGTCGGGCTCGCCGCCAGCGGTGTAAACCTGCTGCAGGACGTCCTTTACCTGCGACTCCGCGAAGCTGCGCAGGGTTCCAGCGGTATAGCCCGTGTTGCCGGTGTAGCTTGCCAACGTGCCGCCGTTGCGGTTGACGTTATCCACAACCCAACCACGCAGGCCACGCGACTGGCGCGGAGACGTCGCGGTCACGTCCAACTGCGTCAGGTCGGTCTCCATGTCGCGCTTGATTTCCAGCGAGGCCAGGGAAAGCTGATAGGCCAGCTCATCCTTACGACCGGCCGGGTTCATGGCCTGCTGAGTGCCCGACACGATGATGCCCTTGGTAGAGATCTGCGTGCGGTTGGTCAGGCGAACGGTGGGGGTGACGGTCTTGGCGGTCAGGTCGTCGCCTTCAGCCTGCTTGTTGGAAGCGGCTGCGGCGAGGTCCTGGGTCTGCCACTCATGCAGGGTGTTGGTCGCCTTGGTCTTCGACGCCATGTTCAGCGTCGGCGTTTGCGTCGGGCTGATGCGATAGATGACGTCGGTCAGGTCTTCACGGTTGCCGATTGCAGCCGTGGTGAGGAAGGTGCCACTAGGTGCGGCCATGATGAAATCCTTTCGGCGCCTCTCGGCGTTGGAAATTGGTCAGAGAAGCCCAGCAAACACAGCGGCGGCGTCTTCTACGCGGCCGGATTTGCTGAGGTTTTGGAAGGCTGAAGATCGACGATCCAGCCCCGGGTTTTGGCCGTTTCCAGCGCGCTCAACCTTTGTCGGGAGCGTTGCAACCTTCTTGGCTGCGGCCGATGCTTTTTGCACCATCTGGTCATAGAGCATGGCTTTGCGTGCAAGGACTACGGCGCGGGCGTCTGCTACGCTGTCCGCGTCTTCCTCGCTGTAGCCTTGGCTTAGGAGATAGCCTTTGATGGCGTCTCCGTCTGCCTTCGCCTTAGCGGGGTCCTTCCACTCTGGCAGCTTGGCAAGAAGCTGCTCGCGCTGGGATGCAAGGTGGGCTGAATACGCCTTCGCTTGCTCGGCCTGGTTCTGGGCCGCGATCTGGTTCCGCTCAGCCAGAGTGCGCTGATAGAGCGCTTGTCGCTCTTGGGCGAGGCGCTGCTGTCTCAGGTACTCGACTGGATCGGACTGCAAGAGCGCGTCCCAATCTGTCTGCTGTTGCTGCTGCAAAGCCGCTTCTAGAGCGGTTTGAATGCCTTGCAGCTTCTGCGCATAGGCCTGGCGTTCTGCCTGGGCTTTCTGCGTCTCCGCGTCTGCCTGCTTTCGCAGTTCTGCGGCTTGCTCAAATCGCTGACTGGCGGCCTTGTCCTTCTGGTAGCTGCCTTTCAGCTCTGAGAGCTTGACTTCAACATCCTTGCCGTCAACCTTCACGGTTACGGTAGGGTCGTCGTCTTCAGTGGTTGTCTCTGCTTCTGGCTTGGCCTCGTCGGCGGCCTCCGCAGTGATTTCCTCTGGTAGTTCTGCTGCTTCTGGCTCTACCTTGTCAGGCTCTGCCTGGGGGTCGAGCATCGATGCAAACAGGCTTGCCGCTTGGTTAGTGTCAAGGGCACCACTGGAATCCGATTGGGTATCCAAGTCTCATTCTCCTGGCCGACGCATCACTGCGCTGGGCCTGCTCGCACAACTAAGGCACGGGGTCTGTTTTCCGTGCTCTATGCGGGGTTGTGCTGCCCGCTAGATCGTCAATTCGCCGACTTCAACGGCAATGGGCCAGTCAGCCTCAATAACTGAGGCTTCTGGGTTTGGATGGGTCACGCGGCTGAAGCCTCGGCCAGTCGATCCAGCCTTAGCCTTCACGCGGTCAACGAACGCCAGCCATCCCGCATCCGTTCCTTGAGCGTCCGCTGATGTTCCAACTCCAACTTCGCCAGCTTCCCCGTTTCCAGGGTCTGCGTGAGTTGCGTCTTCACCTTCGTGAGCAGGTGCAGGTACGCCCACAGCTTTTCGCGGCCGTCCGGGTCCCTTGCGGGGCTGTGCTTCCATGTTTCAAGTAGCTCCTGTTCGATGGCTTCAAACGCTGCGATGAATTCCTCGTTCTCGAGGACTTCGCGGGCGCGGTCGCCGTTGTAGAGACGCTGTTCAAGCGTCGTCGTTGAGTGCTGCATCTGCTGCGTTGTCCTGTGCTGCCGTGGCGGTGGCCGGCGTGGCGCTGGCCTGGAGTTGGGCGCGCATGACCTGGGCTTCGGCGTTGATCTTGGCGACTGCAATAGCGGTCTCTTGGGCCATCTGCGCCTTGAACTGCTCTAGCTGCATCTGGGCCTGAAGCTTGATCTGCTCGAGTTCCTTCATGCTTTGGGCTTCTAGGGCCTTTTGCTGCGCCTCAACTTGCTGGCGATGGGTATCGACCTGGGCCTGCATCTGCATGCGCTCGCGCTCAAGTGCCACTTCTGCCTGCTTGGCTTGCTGGTCGGTCTGCGCCTTCATCTGGGCCTTCATCTGCTCGATTTGCATCTGAGCCTGAGCCTTGGCGGCTTCGGGGTCAGGGTGAGGCGGGGGCGGGTTCTGCGCTGGGTCTACAAAGAACTTGTCAGGGCTCTTGAAGCCCAGTGCTTTGGTCAACTCCTTCAGCCCGTTATAGATCGTCTCCGGGCTGCTGACACCGATTGCAAGGCCGTTTGCTTGCTGCTGGTTGAGCATCAACAAGTGTTTAACTTGCTGGTCCTTGTTGCCAGTTCCCAAGCCAACGTTGATTGACGTATCGAAGCCGTTGGCCCAGTCGCGCGGGCTCACTTCAACCCACTGGCCGCGCAGCTTCACCATGTCCTCTTTGGACTGGTATTGGGCCGAGAGGCGCAGCATCAGGCGGAAGAGTTCGCGGAAGCCGGAAGCGAAATTGCGGGCGATCAGATCAACCCGCATGTCTGCCTTGTTCGTGACGATCTGCGCTTGCGTGGCCGTCACAGCTTCATTGAGCGCGTTCGTGTCCGTACCGGCACTGTTGCGGCTCCAACCTGACGAATCCTCGTTG